ACCGTTTCGGCTGGGTGGGTATCCATCATACTCTTCTTCCTCAAAATTTAGTTCTTCTAGATCTTCTTCTTCTGAAACCTCTAGGGTTAAACCTGGTTTATCTTCTACGAAACTAAGATACTGTTGAGCTGCTTTTTCATCAATATCTACTATAGCTACTACACTGGTCACAGGTATGCTTACCAAATCTGTAGCTGCCATTCTTATCCACGGTTGAAGGATATATGTTTCCATAACCCCTGTCCCTCGAGGAATACGAACTACCCCTACCTGAACGGCATGCTTACCAATTAAAAATTCCTTGTCTTTAAATGTTTCATAATTGTCTTCTGTAGACATAATAATATCTTCACCGTTGGACAACTTAAGTAATTTACAATACATTAGAGGGTTACCTTGACGAGTTTGTAATCGAACTGCTCATCATTATAAATTTTTATACGTTCGATCATATGAAGCAGGGTATAATTTTTTCTTGTTTTCCAGGTAAGGTCGTCGCCAATATCATACAGATTGCATGACGTCTTAGTACTGCTTGTTCTCAATCCTCGACCGATAGACTGTAAATTTCTAACACGCGACTTGGATGGAGATGCAAAGATAATATTGTGAAGATTTCTTATATTTATTCCTGTCGCAAACGTACCATATGACGCAACAATGATAGCATCTGCTTCACCTTCAGTAATATGTCTGATTTGTTCTCGTTGTTCGGTATCTGTACCACCATATACAAAAAATACTTTTCTAGAACTGTCTTTATTTTGTATCAAATCATACAGTATTTTACCGTGTTTCTCTACAAATTGAAACAAAACCAGGGTATTTCCCACTTGTTTTAATGCTAAATTTCGAATAAAACGATTACGGGGCTCATGCTGTACTATCCAGTCAATTTCATCACGATAAACGTGTTCTTTGTTGGCTTTTTTGATTTCGTCTGAATATTGTAAAATGATACCAAATACTTTTAGATCAGCTAGTTGCTGCTTGTTCATAAGCTGACGCGTAGTAGTTACTTGATATACCGGGCCAAACAAACCCTCTAATACTAACTTATGTACCTTCATACCATCCAACGTACCAGTAGTCCCAACCCGGTACGGTGTCTTAATCATTTTATGCATAATAGAAGTTAGAGACTTAGCTTTGAATAGATGTGCTTCATCTCCATATACTACCTGATAATTTTCAAAAAACTTTTTAGGTAATTCGTAAATGGATTGCCAGGTAGAAATTACTACTGGTAGTAGATTATCTTTAGCATGGCCAGAATAAATTCTAGAGCAATGGTAGGATGTTTTCCAGCCATTGGTTTGAGAATAAGATTGAAAATCTGAGTACATTTGTTCTACTAGTGAGGTAGTAGGTACTAAGATAAGTTGTTGACGTCCAAACTGTTCATGCCATCGAATTAAACAATAAATGATTAACGATTTACCGGATCCAGTAGGGGATAGTAGTAGCCGTCTTCCGTCCGTGATAGCACGAAAGATAGCGTCTAACTGATAATCGCGTATTATATCATTCCCGGGTAATGAAATTTGTAATTGATCTATAAAGCTCTTAACTAGCTCTAGCGTAACACTATCCGATGTTTGAATGTACTTACTATAATCAATAGTATAACTATTAACCTCACAGAAGTGTTCTAGATAAGATAATAACCCTACGTATAGTTCGTTAGTAAACAATGAATAGAGTTTGATCTTACCGTCCCATAACTTGTTTCGCACTAATGGGTGAAATTTAGCACCAGGTGCATCAAACGAAAAATGATCTGAGAGTTCTTGGGCAATAGATGGATCAGTTTCTACTTTAAAGTATACATCGTTTTTATTATGTAAAATAATGTCTGCCATTACATCATACCGTTAGTAAACTTAGTCCATTCGATACTAGATTTTACATCCCAAGTTCTAGAATTTATAGAGCGAAGAATCTGCTCCAACGTAAACTGTACCGTCTTAAAATATTCTACCTTATCTTGTAGATAAATTAAATCCTCATCACAAGCTAAAAATTCATCCATTTCGTTTTTAAGTGGTTTGTTACCTTGAAACTGATTCCAGCCCTCGTGTTCTAACTCTTCACGGGTCATTTCACCACGATAATACTTGTATTTTTTACGTCTAGTATTTAAATAGTCTGATTCAGCTTTTCTTAATTGTAGCTTAGATCTTGATAGTAAGGTCACATACTTAGAATGCAGTATGGGTACCCGTGATGCTTCTTTACCTAGATTGGTAATATCAATCGGAGCATCACGTTCCCACTCATCTTGCAACTCAGTTAGTTTCATAATATAAATTAAAGTTTAATCAGGCAGGTCTAATGTAATGACATCCTTTTTAGGTGCTGGGGGTTGAGTTTCTACAGGTACATCAAAATTAATAATAGCTTGTGGGTTACCCTGGAAGCAGAAATGACCATAATGATTTAGTGATATAGATGGATCTAGCCAGATATCTCCACCAATATCCTGCCATCGTCTACAAAAAGTATAATCTTCAGATAAGTAACGTCTATCGGTAGGATCAATCATAGTATCAAATAATGCATAAAAATGATCGGAGAGATCGGCATTATTAATGTTTACATCATTATTATATTTAATTTCTGGGTAAGCTTTAATTAATTTAAGAATAGCTTCTCGTTTGATCATCATAAAACCTGTACCGGCGTCGTGTAGTTTAATTAACCCACGCTCTACAGCAATAGTCTTTGCATCTCGATTTACAAACTTAAAATTAATAGCATAGTCTGATCCAAACGCTGCAATTTCACGGTCGGCTAACTCTTTGTCAACATTTTCTTGAAGTTTTAAAGATTCACGAATTCTATTCCAGGCAACTCCTTTCTTAGGATAAGCACCTACAACAACATCTTTATCATGAGCATAAAGTTTAAGAATATCTTCTAGCTGAAACTCAATATCTGCATCAATGAACATAAGATGGGTGTAGTCTGAAGCTAGAAAGTATGCTAGCAGTACATTTCGTGCTCGTGTGACAAGAGACTCATTCGCAATAGTACCGAACGCTAAGGGAATACTATGGCTATTAAAAAAGGTCATGAGTTTTACTACGGAACGGAAATAAGGCTCCTGAAGCATACCTCCGTAGCATGGGGTGGCGATGAAGAATTTGTTTTGACGAAGCTCATCAATTTTCAATTCAATTTTACGTTGTTGCATATTAACTCCAAAAAAATTATAACAATTCTATTTCGAATGTCTTATACTTAAATGCTGCTATTCCTACAAAATATTCTACCGTACTCGAGGTAATATCAAAGTCTAAAGCCTCAACTGAAACAGGAAACATATCTCTAAAATGTATATTAGTTTTAGGGTTGTTATTACTATCTAATATAGTTAACGTACCATCTGAGTATGCAATAGAGATGGGCATACCATAGGAATCTTTAACGAATGGAAACCGATTCAAGCGCTCACCAGTAAAGTTCTTGTATTGATTATAATCGTTAGGAAAGCCAAGTGCCACTAACCATTCAAATAATTGCAAATAATTATTCATATCTTCGGATATCAAAAACCGAATAGTAAAATCTCCAAAGCTATTTTTGTCACCTACTACGGGAATGTCTAGAAAAGGAGATGGTTGAACAGCAAAGCCAAGAGTTAATGCGGGTAAATTGGCTGACTGACAAGTATAGGCTACTCCTGGCAACTCTTTGACTGTAAACCTGAACCCATTTGGTCTTAAATAGTTGGTGACCGGAGGGTTGGTTACACTAGAGACATTACTTATAATAGAAGATAGATTAGGGGTGTACATGTCCTTCCTTTTCTATATTTATCTCACAAAAAAAAGAGGGAGCTTAGCTCCCTCCAAGACCGATCTTCGTCGGTTTACATCAGGTTGGTAACCTTAGTACGGCGATAGTACTGATTGCGGTTTGCTGTGAATGTATCAGCATCAGCAACAGCACTGCTTGAACTGGTGGTTACATATGGGTTAGCAATCATTCCATAACGTGTCTTAAAGCCAATCTTTGGCTGGAAGCTATCTGGATCAACTGCACGAACCATTTGAAGAGGAACGTATGGGCAGTAGAAAATACCTGCGTCATATGGACTAGAACCTTTGTATCCAGCTACATAGAACTGACTTGCAGCACCTAGGTTAGCAGAATATGGGTCGATGTATACACGATAACGACCATTTAGAACACCAGCAAATGTATTACCAGTATCATCTACGGTAAGGTTAGTTGAAAGAGCAGGAGTATAGTCAAGAACACCAGCCATAGCTAGTGCAGAAGCAACGTCTGCCGAGCAAACAATAAAGTTACCCTTGCCGCGACGTGTATCTTGTGCAATATGGTTAGCATCACGCTCAATGTTAAACAACAGACCCTTGAAGCGTTCTACAGACCAACGACCATTAGAGTCAACATCTAGGTTAAAGGTACCTGCGGTTGCAGTAGCAG